TGACACTTGTCCTAAGTGTCAAAAAATACATGTCTAATGAGAGATACTAAAGTTCTTGAAACTTTTTTAAAAAACAACTACAAGAAAATTAAGGAAATGAGTTTATTTAGAGACTTGAAAAAAGAAGTTGATTCAGGGGCTAATGGAACTCAAGACTATATAATTAAGAAAGGTCCAAATAAGGACAAAATCGCTAAAACATAGGAGAAGAGAATGGAAGATATAACAATAATAGACAAGTTAAGAACAAGAATGAGAGCCACAAAAACAAGTATTACTGAAGCAATGTTAGCAGGTGCTGTTGACAATATGGAAAAATACAGGTATATGTTGGGACAGGCACATGCCTATGAAATAATATTACAGGAAATCTCTAACCTGCTAAAACCGAAGGAGCAACAAGATGAGCAAGGAAACGTTATCGACATCGGCCAAGGAAATACCAAAAATAAAACTAGGTCTTGAAGAAAAATACGAAGAAGAAAATCAATTACAATCAATAGACGCTAAAGAACCTTTAACTCCAGAAAATATTGGAAGTGATACTGTTGATGAATTACCTAATCCAAGCGGATATAGAATTTTAGTTTTACCTTTTACACCAAAAGAAAAAACTAAAGGTGGAATTTTATTCTCTCAAGAATCATTAGACAAAGCAAGAATAGCTACAACATGTGGTTATGTTTTAAAGATGGGAGATTTAGCATACCAAGATAAAGATAAGTTCGGAGAGCCTTGGTGTAAAAAAGGAGATTGGGTTATTTTTGCCAGATATGCTGGATCAAGATTACCAATTGAAGGTGGTGAAGTGAGAATACTTAACGATGATGAAGTTTTAGGAACTGTTTCAGATCCTGAATCTATACTTCATTTAATTTAACAACATAGGAGATACTATGCCAGAAGACGTAAACTTAAAAGAAGACCTAATTGATGTAGGCGAAGAAAAAGGAGCTGAAATTAATTTAGATGAAAAAGGGGAACCAGAAAAGATTGAGGTTCCTGTAGAAGAAAAAATAGAAGTTGAAGAAGTACCTGAAGAAGATAAACAGGTCAAACTTAAAAAAGAAGATACAAATGAGTTAGAGGACTATGGTGCTAGCGTTAAAAAACGTATTGCTACCTTAACTCGTAAAATGAGAGAAGCTGAAAGACAAAAAGAAGAAGCTGTTCATTTTGCTCAAGCAACTAAAATAGATAAGGATAGATTAGAAACTAAACTTTCTACTTTAGATAAATCTTACGTTAAAGAATTTGAATCAAGAGTTACTACTAATATGGATGCTGCAAGACAAGCATTAAAAGTATCTATTGAAGCAGGAGACGTAGATGGTCAAGTATCAGCACAAGAAAGAATTGCTACACTTGCTCAAGATGCTTCTAGATTAGGTGCCTTAAAAACACTTAATGAAGAGACTGTTAAAGACGTTAAAAAAGATATTCGACCACAATCTCAACAATATCAACAACCAAGAAGACCCCAAACAGATCCTAAAGCAGAGTCTTGGGCTAAAGACAATACTTGGTTTGGTGAGGATTCAGCGATGACTAACACCGCTTTTGATATTCACAGGGTACTTGTTGAAGAAGAAGGGTACGATCCAAAATCTGACGAATACTATGAAGAAGTTGACAAAAGAATAAGAGTTGATTTCGGTCATAAATTTGATAAGATAGGAGATAATTCTACAGAAAGAGCAAGACCTGTTCAAAATGTAGCATCGGCGAAACGTTCGGCCACAACAGGACGCAGAAATACTGTGAAACTCTCGCCTTCACAGGTAGCAATTGCTAAAAGATTAGGCGTGCCATTAGAAGATTATGCAAAACAATTAAAAATCACGGAAGGAGTATAGCATATGGAAAACGAAAAAATAAAAACTTCACGTGCGAGTCAAACAAGAACTAAAGCGGAAGCTAAAAAAACTTGGACTCCACCCTCATCACTAGATGCACCCGACGCGCCTCAAGGATACAGGCACAGATGGATAAGAGCTGAAACTATGGGATACAATGATACGAAAAACATAGCAGCCTCTTTAAGAGAAGGATACGAGCTTGTAAGAGCTGATGAATATCCTGATTTTGATTATCCAGAAATGACTGAAGGCAAATTCGCAGGGATCATCGGAGTAGGAGGCCTATTGCTGGCTAGGATACCGGAAGAAATCGCAAAGCAAATTGAAGCTTACTATGATAGCAAGACTAAAGAAAAAGACGAAGCTATCAACAACGATCTTATGAAGGAAAAGCAAGCAGGAATGAGATTCAGCAGTGAATCAAACTCCCGTGTAACTTTTGGTGGTACAAAGAAAGACTAATTATTTAGTAATTCCTAACCAACAGAAAAATATAAATCAATCCGTGACTGGAGGTCCACAAGGACAGGTCACACAAGAAAAAGGAAAACAAATATGGCTAATACAAATACAGCTGGATTTGGACTAAGACAGACTATGACAGTTGGAAGTACTCCAGCTACAGGTGGTCAATCTGAGTTCTCTGTTCAGTCACTATCTACATTACCAAACGACATGTTAAAAGGTGATCCTGTTGGATATCAAACAACTGCCGGCGCTCATGGTGCTACAGTTGGATATATTCAAGATGTCACTTATGCAGGCGGAAACGACGATACAGCAACAGGAGTAGCTTGGACAACAGCGCTAGCTCCAGTAGTTGGTGTATTCAACGGTGGTTTTTGGAATGCTACTACTACTAATAAACCAACTTGGGGAAATTCTATTCCAGGTGGTACTGTTAGTGCAGTAGACTACAATACCGGCGTAGCAGGCATCACGGCGTTTGTTAACACTAACCCAAATCAAGAATATACTGTAAGAACTTCTGCAGCTCTAACTCCCGGTTTAACGGAATTAGGAAATACTGAAGCTTACAATTTGATTAATCAACCAGCATCTGGCCAAGTAAACGGTCAGTCGTCTTGTACATTAAGTTCAGGCGCTGTGGTAAGTAGTGGAATGTTCTTCGTTAATAAATCTGCAAACGTACCGGGTCAAACTGACTCTACGGCAGCAGGTTATGACGTTGTAGCTTCGTTCAACCCATCAGCAATGATATACAATTAATCACGAATAGGAGAAAATAAACATGGCAATATCAAGAGCACAACTAGTTAAAGAACTAGAACCAGGTTTGAATGCACTATTCGGACTTGAGTATAAACAGTATGCTAACGAGCATAGTGAAATTTTTGACACTGAAACATCAGACAGAGCCTTCGAAGAAGAAGTAATGTTATCTGGTTTCGGTAATGCAGCAGTTAAACCTGAAGGCCAAGGCGTTCAGTATGACGATGCACAAGAAACTTTCACAGCACGTTACACAAATGAAACAATCGCTTTAGCGTTTGCAATCACAGAAGAAGCTATCGAAGATAACTTGTATGACAGACTTGCGTCTAGATATACAAAAGCGTTAGCAAGATCTATGGCGAACACTAAACAAGTTAAGGCAGCAGCAGTATTGAACAATGCGTTCACTGCAGCTTTTGCAGGTGGTGATGGAGTGGAACTTTGTTCTACTGTTCACCCAACATTAGCAGGAACTTTCTCTAACGAGTTAGCTACTCCCGCTGATCTTAACGAAACATCTTTAGAACAAGCGTTAATAGATATCGCAGCGTTCACTGATGAGAGAGGCCTTAAAATTGCGGCTAGAGGAATGAAAATGGTTATTCCTTCTGAGCTTCAATTTACTGCTGACAGATTGATGAAATCTGAAGGTAGAACTGGCACAGCAGATAATGACATTAATGCAATCAAAAACATGGGGATGATTCCTCAAGGTTATGTAGTAAATCACTACTTAACGGCTGCAAAAAAATGGTTCATTAAAACTGATGTTCCAAATGGTCTTAAACACTTTGTTAGATCACCTATCAAAACTTCAATGGAAGGTGATTTTGACAACGGTAACGTAAGATATAAAGCTAGAGAAAGATATGTATTTGGATTTTCTGATCCAAGAGGCGTATTCGGATCTAACGCAGTATAAGTAATAAATAATTTAAAAGGCGGCTTTACAGTCG